CGTCCCGTCCTTCCGCCGGACGGTAATCTTCATACGCTTGCGAACTTGGGTGTATCCTGAGCGAATCACCGCCTTCATTTGTTTTTTATCAAGAAATTTGTTGAGACTGGCCTAGCATAAACATTCTCAACTTGCCTTCATTTCCCGCACCAAAATCGAACACGTCAGATCCCTCCAAATCTATATCCAAAATTGGAAAGTCATATGAGGCTCTCATCCTGAGTGCAGAATACATGATAGAAAGTCCGTATGTTTTTAGATCCTTAATTTCATTTGACCGCGACCATGCGAGTTTAATTGCGAACACGTCCTTCCTCTGACGTCCAATAAAGGGACCACAGGGTATGACCTCGGCCGTCGCTCCATCGACATAGTGCCACCCATTTAATTTTGTAGCGGAAAATAGAAATGGTACTGATATGGACATACAGACGGCATCTAGGACACTCATATCAGGTGTGGTGGCTATACTAAAGTACTCGGTCCTCATGAGATCCACACAGAATGCCGCAACATGAAACTTGATGGGACTGATTTCATAGAGCTCCCTAAATGTAATATCAATTTTGGTTGTAAATTTAAAACAAAAATCTGAAAGGACTTTCCTAACTTTACTAACAGGTACTAGACCATAGTTTGTCAGAAGAGTCTTGATATTTGGTTTCATAAGGGATTTTGTATTTATTTCTAGAGAATGGTCTAGAATTTTTGGTATATTTTGATTACCAATTAAGAATGAAAATCCAACGAGACTGCCAGCCGACGCTCCCGATATTTCCTCGAGATCATCTAGTCTGCCAGTCTCTTTGAGTTTATAAAGAGTTCCTAGATACACGAAAACACCCATTGCACCTGGGCCGAGTGCTAGGCACTTCATCTAGTTTTATTTTTGAATTGAAATTGAGAAAGGGAACGCGCCTAGTAATACTGTGGGAAAGTTGAACGCAGGGCGGCAAAGGCCAGGGCGAACACGAATGTATGCACGACGACTGGCACTGGGCCGGTGGTGCCGCTGCGGAACAGGCCTGGAGGGATGGTGACCAGGACACCGGGGCTCAGCAGCATAAAGAGAACTGCAGGCACGATCAAATCAGCCTTGGTCAGGCTGATCTTGAGGAAGTACTTGGCAATCAGGTAATAAAGAAGGCTCAGCACCAGTGCGTGGATCGCAACGGTCATAAAAGAAGTCTCGCCTGATGCGAAATTAAGGGAAGGCAGAGAAAGCAGCATACCGGGGCTTAGGACGCCGAACAGGATGGCTGGCAGGAGAACCTTTGGTCCAGTGATATCAATCATTAATTATATTCAATATTAATATTCACCCAAGCAACAAAGTTCTCAACCTCGACATTCTCGCTAATAACCTGAATATCCTTGATGGAGTTCCAAAGAAGAACAACGTGATACTCGGGATCTTCGTTTGAGTAATAGTTTTCTGAATTCATGACAAACTCGAGGAAGTGATTGTACGATGAATTAATTTTAAAGTAATTATCATCTGCGTAGTTTCGGATTTTCATCCATGCATCCAGAAGCTGTTCCGAGTACCAGTCCTGCCAGTCCTCTGGGTGCAAAGTGGGGTCTTCCTCGCCAGACTCGTCCGAGTCATAAGCGAGCTCGTAGCTGTAGGCATCACGCGAGTACTCGTCGTTGATTCCCATTTTTACTTATTGTTTTAGGAGGTCATATCCTTAAGCGTCCTTCAGCCCTGACACACTCACAGAAGCCTTCTCCTTGGTGGAAACAGAGTCCTGGATGGCCTTGAATGCTCCCTCGACCCGAACCTCATCCCCTGAGAAATAGGTTCGGAGACCCTTGAGAATGACATCCTTGGTGATACCACCCTTGGTCTTCTTCACCTTGAGATTCACCTTGACCTTCTCCTTGACATTGACGGTGTCAATCTCGTGCGTCTTCATGTGGTGGGTGACAAACTCGCGAAGGTCTTTCTCACGCTTATTAAGCACTGTAAGATCTTTGCGCGCTGAGGCGAGCTGGGACTTGAGGGCGACCCACTCATTCATAGCACGGGCAAACTGCTCGTCGGCCATTTACTTTTTGTTTTGAAATTTTAGAAGCATTTAAGGCGCGAGGCGCGGGAACTGAAAGTTCCCCTCCCTAATTGTACTCGCTACCAATCTCGAACTTAGGGCGCATGGTGTCTGGGGGGATGGTGCTGAGGTTAAAGATGCTCACTGGGGTGCGGGGGTTGATGGGCTCTGAGCGAATGTTACGGTTGGCATTGCGCAGAACACCGCCCAGCGTCTCTGGATAACCAATCTGGCTGCGTGGGTCCAGGTAGTTCTGGTTGGTCAGAATCTTCTCTGGGCTGAACTGGCCAAAGTCCTCGGACTGAACCACCTCGCGGGGGATCAGGCTGGCGGAGGTCACGGAGTCGATGCTGTTATAGTCCGTGGAATACGATCCACCCATGACTGGCGCCGACTGGTCATCAATAGGTGAGTTACCCGACTGAACGTTCGCGCCCTGAATGGCGTGGGAAGCCGCGAAGCCGCTGGACTTGGGAGCGAACAGAAGGAACAGAACCACGGCAGCCATAATCATGATGAGCAGGTTCTTACGATCCATTTATTATAAGTCGCGGATATTTTTTTAGGATCAATCGACATAGTCGGCCGGATCCTCCTCCTCGGCTGGGTCATCCGTGAAAAGATAATCCTTGGGAAAATCTGGGGGTGCTGGGGAACCACGCACGCGAACCTGGATGACGCGCCAGATTGGACCGAACGACTTCTTGAGGAACCAAAGTCCGGACAGCTCGATAACAACATCGCACTGGGAATCCTTTTTGATTTCCTGAAGCTCAACAATGGTCTTCTGACGATCATAGGCGCGCGTCACAATCTCACCCTTGACGGTTGCCAGCGACGCACCGAGAACGCCGTCGGTCAGGCTCTCCTGATAAGCATTCGTGATGGTCTCATCAGAAAGCTCCTTGCCAAACCACTCCACCTTGGAGGTCTTCGCCTGGCTCAGGATCTCCTCATCAATCGTTGAGAAAATTGCTGTATGGTCTGGAGAAAGAGAAATGTTCAGAGACTTGGTCGTCATATCATCCAGCAGGGTCACGCCATTCAGCTGGTGACGCTGACCAGCAATCTTCAGAAAGTAACGGCCATCTGGAAGCTTCTGGGGCTTGCTGTACTCCATATACCAGATGTAACTATTTTCCTCTTTAACTAATAGATGAATCCACAGGTCTGTGGCAGCGAATTTACAACCAAGGGTTGCCAGTGCCTGACGGATCCTATGGACCCAACAAACTACATATGTGCTAACGTGAATAGACAGAATGGAATAGTTTATCCCTGTGATATAGGCTGCTGCACCCCTATATGTGGTACAAAACCTGGTCAAGAGCCAAGAAAGGACATCGAGTTCAGACAGACTTTTGGAGGAACCCTTCCTCCTGGGTTCAATGAGAATCTCGCAACGAGTGCCGAGCCAACGCAGCCTTTGGCTTTGAAATTTGAAACAAAATTTGAACCAATTCCAGATCCTAATCTTGGAGTACCAGATGTGCTTAACAGTCTCAAGGTTATGAATATAGCAACCAAGATCGTCTTGGCAATTTTGCTCGTAATATTCTTCGCCGTTCTACTGACTTAAAGCATAGGTTCCCTGAATATGTAGAAATGGCCACCGAGACTGTTATTACCCTTGAGTCTCTGTCCAAGCAGCTTGAGGCGGTCCGCAAGGAGTGCCGCAAGATCCGTATGCACCTGGAGGATCCCCAGGGTGAGAAGCAGGCGGCCCGCGCCGCCAACAACGGCTTCAATAAGCTGCTGGACGTGTCCCCTGCGCTGCGTTCTTTTCTGAGCCTGCCAGAGGGTGACAAGATCTCTCGCGCGAATGTAACTCGCCGCATCAACCAGTACGCGGCAGAGAAGGGCCTGAAGGAGGGTCAGAAGCTGAACCTGGACGACACCCTGAAGAAGCTGCTTGACGTACCAGCTGGCCAGGACCTGACTTTCCTGAACATGCAGACGTACCTGAAGTGTCACTACATCATCGAGCCCAAGCCAGTCAAGGAGCCCAAGGCCCCAAAGGAGCCCAAGGCGCCCAAGGAGGAGAAGCCCAAGGCACCCAAGGAGGAGAAGCCCAAGGCGCCCAAGGAGGACCGCCCAAAGGTGGCGAAGAAGGCCTCAACTGTGTAAAAATATTAGTTACTAGTAAATGTCTCGACGTGAAGGAATTGGTGGAAGCGGTGTATTTGGTCTAGTAGGCACTACAGTTCAGTGCTCTGCAGGAGACAACTCGCTGTACTGCAAGTCCGCAAAGGCAATTAATGTGATAATGTGGTTAGTTATTCTTTTTGGTTTGTTCCTACTTGCGAAAGATTACTTAAAAAAAGTAAAGTAATAATATAACATGTCAGAAGAAGCCCCGCAACTCGACAGGAGCTTTCTCAATCAGCTCGTCGGAACAAAAGTTAAATCCGTTGATTTGTATCAACGCGCCTTCACGCACAAGTCAGCCCTGAAACGTTACTCGGGTCTGACTGGTTCGTATGAAACGCTTGAATTTATGGGGGACAGTGTCCTCGGATTTATAATTACAAAGCACCTATTTGATTTGTATGAAGAGAAGCAGGAGGGGTTTCTGACCAAGGCTCGTACGAAGATGGTTCGCGGCACGACCTTGTGTGAGATTTCAAAGAGTCTAGGTCTCGACAAGAAGATTCTCATGGACGAGAAGGGTGACCGCAACGGGTGGGCCATGAATCCTAACATTCTGGAGGATGTTTTCGAGGCTTTTGTGGGGGCGATTTACCTTGATTTGGGTATGGTCCATGCCAAGCGCTTTGTTCTGGACGTGTTTAGCAAGGCCAATACAAGTCTGGACGACGACAACTACAAGGATCAGCTCATGCGGTGGTGTCAGGTTCTCAAGATCCCCTTGCCCGAGTACAATGTGTTATCTCACACGAATGGTACATTCTGCATCCAGTTGATTGTAGATGGACTTGACTGTGGCTGTGGATTCGCAACTACAAAACGCCAAGCTGAACAGAATGCTGCAAATATAGTACTTAAGACTGACGCTCGTTTTAAGAATAAGGATATTCCTGTAAATGCATCCAAAAATAGAAAGCCTGCTGAATGCGACGTATTACGAGCAGAGAAGTCCGGAGTGGCTGGCACTCCGTGAAACCATGCTCACTGCGAGTGATGCAGCTACTGCCGTCGGGGCGAACCCATACGAGAGCCCAGATGCTCTTTACATAAAGAAGGTTGGCGGGCGCAAGTTCAGTGGGAACGCCGCCACTGAGCGCGGCACGATCCTGGAGCCCATCGCGCGCGACCTGTATGACGCGCGGCACGACAAGAAGAGCCACGAGATTGGACTCGTTCAGCACCCAGTGCACAAGTGGCTCGGGGGATCGGCCGATGGAATCACGGAGTGTGGCCGCCTTATAGAAATCAAGTGCCCTTTGACCAGGAAGATCGAGGTGACCGTTCCTAAACACTACATTGCCCAGATCCAATTGAATATGGAAATTCTGGACCTAGAGGAGTGTGATTTCATCCAGTACAGACCCGAGGGCGAGGGCCCTGAGGAGTTTGTTGTCACCAACGTCAAAAGAGATCGCGGGTGGTTTTCGCGCAACTTTGACAAGATGAAGGCATTCTGGGATAACGTCATTGAAGGACGGAAGAATGGCTTCACTTGTGAAGTCATTAACGAAGGACCAATAGAGCTGAAAGATCCTGTTTGTGAAGTAGTAGAAGATGGACCCTACGATGCTCTGGAAAGAGTGCCAGGCATCTGCACCATCCAAGAGGTGCCAGCAATGCAAGAAGAAGCCCAGCCTTCTCAAGTGCAAAGATTGCACTGCGATGTTCTGTAGCAACTGTATTCAGTTGGAAATTCACGCCTGCCCTCAGATGTCTGCACGCAAACAGATTCTTATTTCCAATTTAGAATCAAAATTAGTAAAGGTAATTGCACCTAAGATTTCAAAGATTTAAGAAGAGTCTTTCTAGCCAAAAACAAGATGATAAGTGCGACGAGTGCTATAAGGACCCAGTCTTTCTTTATGTGAGAGGTTCTAGGGGCAGATAAAGACCGGCCTGGGCGATCCCAGGTGACGGTGCCGTCTTCGTACTCGAACTTGCGAGCTGGGTACATGCGGTCTGGCGCGGGATTAACGCTAGTCTCTTTAAGATACATTGGTCCAGACATATTGAGACGGAGAGGATCAAAATGATCCAGTGCAGGGTTCGCGTCTTGGAGAGCCATTGGGTTTTCATCGGTGCCACGCATGTACGACCCATCCATAAATGTGCCCTTGGAGAAACCGTCGGTTGGGATACCGAACGTATTTGTCCAAGTGTACATATCAAGACCATCAATCTGAAGACGGTCATCGATTAATGCAGCTGATGCCATATATTATTACTCTTTATAAAATTTGTTCTGGACTTTTAGCCTGTGAAGCTCCCACATCTCATCCATGTCAATATTCAACATATGTGCTAGTTGAAATAGGTAACTAAATACGTCACCCATTTCCATTACCACGTCTGTACCTCTGTCCTTTTTGAGTCCAGTCTTGCGGTAGATTCGATGGGCCTGACGAATGGACGAAGCGAGCTCGCCCATCTCTTCATTCAGAAGCATCCACACTATACTCACGGGAGCCTTGTCCCAGCCCTTAACCTTGCAGAGTTCTGCAGTTTCGTCACGGTAACGATTCATCCTACAGTATCAGGGTCTGAGCCTTTTAAGCGTCTCCTAGATCTTGTTTAGTCCTCGCAATTGCCTCTGAAATTTGAAAGCAAAAAAAAGGAAAATAATTAACAACACAAATTCAAAACCAAGTTTCCACGACTCGGCCTTTTCCTTGTCGCCCGTGTTTTTCAACACAAGAGGCTCGATGAAGGTGTTGCTGAGCAAGCGAATTCCCCTTTCGATTGTGAAGAAAATGAGGAAGCCAATCAAGATGTCGTCAAGAGAGCGCATTTCTATTAAAAGCCAATCTTAAAATTCTGTGGCATCTTGTTCCCGTAAGTGCTCGTGCTGATGGGTGCAGCCAGTGGCACTGGGTTGGACGAGATGTCGCGCATGAAGAGCAGCTGCTGGAGCATGCCCGTGCTGATAGTCTGGGTGGCCTCGTCCGTCACGGTGTCATTCATGTCAGACACCTGGTTAAGGATATTAGAATAAGGATCTGAAACCATATTAATATAGACACGCTTCATCAGAGCCTGCAGATCTGCGTCACTCTGCTTGTCAATCTCGTATCCAGTCTTGGCCTTGATTGCTGCCCGAATTTGGTTGTGAATTGTTTCACGATTGAAATCTGAAAAGAAAGCGTCGCTCAGTGGGTTGCGCACTGCACGTGTGGCCATATTACAATCATCTGGGAAAAAAACTGGGCTTAAAAAAAGAACGCCCTATTCAATAAATGAAGGTCATCAAGCGGTCTGGTGGCGATGTCGAGATGCTATTCGACAAGGTTACAAAGCGAATTCAGAAACTAAATTCAGAGCCTGAATTCGCCAAGCTAAATGTCCAGCCCGACAAGGTGGCTCAGAAGGTTTTCACTAGCATGTATGATGGTATTTCTACATCTGAAATTGATACCCTTACTGCCGAGGTGGCTATCGGTATGATCACGGAGGACCCAGACTATGAAACCCTAGCTATGCGTGTCACCGTCAGCAACCTCCAGAAGACTTGCCCCAAGACCTTCAGCGACGCCATGATTTCTCTCCACGTCAAGGGGGTCGTATCCGACCACTTCATGAAGTGTCTGAATCTGGATATGGACTGTTGGATTGATCACTCCCGTGATTATCTGTTCGGCTACTTCGGAGTCAAGACTCTCCAGAAGGGCTACCTGAATGTGGGTGAGACCCCGCAGTACCTCTTCATGCGTGTATCAGTTGGAATTCACGGCGACGATTACACACGAGTCAAGGAGACCTACGACCTGATGAGTAGGAAGTTCTTCACGCACGCCACCCCAACCCTGTTCAACGCCGGCACCAACAACCCACAGATGTCCAGCTGCTTCCTAGTGGCCATGAAGGAGGACTCGATCGAGGGGATCTACGAGACGCTCAAGGAGTGCGCGCACATCTCCAAGTGGTCTGGGGGCATCGGCATTCACTGCTCAAACATTCGATCAAACGGCACGCGGATCAATGGGACGAATGGTGTCGCCGACGGGATTGTGCCTATGCTCCGCGTCTTCAACAACACAGCTCGCTACGTCAATCAGGGTGGCGGCAAGCGCAAGGGCTCGTTCGCAATCTACCTCGAGCCGTGGCACGCAGATGTGATGGACTTTCTCGAGCTGCGCCTGAACCAGGGTGACGAGGAGATGCGCTGTCGCGACCTCTTCACCGCCCTCTGGATCCCCGACCTCTTCATGGAGAAGGTGGAGAAGAACGAGGACTGGTTTCTCATGTGCCCTAAGGAGTCTCCTGGTCTCCCGGACGTCTATGGCGAGGAGTTCAATGAGCTGTACCGGATGTACGTGGCCCAGGGGCGCTTCAAGAAGAAGGTTCGAGCACGTGAGGTTTGGGACGCCGTGCTCAAGAGCCAGGTGGAGACTGGCACGCCCTACATGTGCTACAAGGATGCAGCGAACGCCAAGTCGAACCAGAAGAACATCGGTACCATCAAGTCTTCAAACTTATGCTGTGAAATTGTAGAGGTTTCTGGTCCGGATGAGACGGCCGTGTGTAATCTGGCGAGCATCTGTCTGCCGACATTTGTACGGGACGGGGAGTTTGACACGGAAGAGCTGTGCCGCGTAACACGGGTCGTGACCCGCAATCTGAACCGGGTGATTGACAAAAACTTCTACCCGACAGAAGCGGCGCGCAAATCGAACATGCGCCACCGTCCTATCGCCATCGGGGTCCAAGGTTTGGCTGACGTATTCATGATGCTAGGCCTTTCCTTCGACGAGCCCAAGGCGCGCGAGCTCAACCAAGAGATTTTTGAAGTGATCTACTTTGGTGCTCTCGAGGAGTCGTGCCAGCTCGCCAAGGAGGAAGGGCCTTACGAGACGTTCCGTGGTTCTCCGGCTCACGATGGCAAGCTTCAGTTTGACCTATGGGGGCAGACGCGTCACGGCTTTGACGATCTCAAGCAGCGCATCATCAAATGGGGTCTCCGCAACTCCCTGTTGGTAGCACCGATGCCAACCGCCTCGACTGCTCAGATCATGGGAAACAACGAGGCGTTCGAGCCCTACACCACCAATATCTATCTGCGTCGAACTCTGGCGGGTGAGTTTGTGATGGTCAATAAGCACCTGGTAAAGGATCTTCAGGAGATTAATAAATGGAACCCTCAAATTAAAACTGAAATTATTAGGAACGGTGGGTCTGTTCAGGGTCTGAATATCCCCTCGAATCTCAAGCAGATTTACCGGACCGTATGGGAGATTCCGCAGAAGAGCATCATCGATATGAGCGCCGACCGAGGTGCCTACATCGACCAGTCTCAGTCACTGAACATCTTCATGGAGAACCCGACACTGGCCAAGCTGAGCTCGATGCACTTGTACGGCTGGAAGAAGGGGCTCAAGACGGGCATGTACTATCTGCGCACGCGCGCCAAGGCCAAGCCCATCCAGGTGACTGTGCCGGTGGAGAGCGCCGAAGCACTGGCGTGCCGTCTCGACAATCCAGAGAGCTGCCTCATGTGCTCGGGTTAGGCTTAGAAGACTTCATACCATGTAAAGTATGGAACTCCGGATCGTAGAACGCCGGAGTAAAAAAATAGACGACTTGGTGCGTCAAAATTTTGGACCGGAGGATGATCTCTGGAACCCCAAATGTTTTGACATTCTTTTTAAACTTACTCGGTGGAACTCTACAGTTCCATTGGCTATATGCACTTTGCAATTGACGGAGGAATATTGGATCCTAGGAGATCTGTGCGTCAAAGAAAAGGGCATGGGTCATGGCACGGCTATAGTCGATCTTGTGATGAAGGTTGTTAATCAACCTGTATGGGTTGATGCGAATGAAATTTCATCTAGAATTTTTGAAAAGAATCCTCTGTTTAAGGAGACAACTATAGCGCCGTGGAAACCGGAAGGAAAGGCGTATTTAAGCGCGTAGCTATTATTATGTGCGTATAAATTAAATGGGGGTGCTCGGCAACGGGCTCCGCAAGCGCGTCAAGGCCGCGGAGAATATGCAGTGCATACCACGTATTCTATCGAACGTCACTAGACCAGCCCCCTTTAAGCAGCGCGTCAAGCGCATCACGGAGGCTTTCCCGAAGCGCTTTTGGTTCTACCACCCTGTCAAGTGTCCAGGGGGAAAACTGGTGCATAGACCCAAACGCGTTGGGCAGAAGGAGATCTACACGTGTCCAGACGGGTCCAAGAAGACGTTCTATCGGTGGAGCCGATCGGAGACCTTCTTCAGAGTGAAGTACGGCCGGGGCGGTGAGTTTGCGCAGGGTCTTTATGCAGTCCTCAAGAAACTTGGATACAAAGTGCGTCTAGTCTTGGGGTACTGGCGGGGAGCCAATGCATTATGGGTTGAAATTTGGAATGGAAAATGGATACCCCTAGACCCTACTGCAAAACATGGATACGGTAGGAAATTTCCAAAGAAAGGTATGAAGGTCATTTCCCTTTCCAATTCTAGATCAAAATTAATAAACAGAACAAAAAACTATAAATGAAATATCCATTAAAGAATTTTAGTTTAAAATTAGTATATGAATACAGAGATTATTCAAAAAATCTTTGGATATCTGGATATTAATTCCAGAATAGAATTGGGTCTTCCCCCAAGAAAACTCTCTAGTGAAATCATTTACAATTTACAATCAAAATTCCCTAGACCTGAATTAGTCTATCTCCAAGAATCAAAAACTTTAATCAATTTCTATTTGAAATCTATTGGTCTCATAATATCCAAACCTATTGATCTTGATTTGTCAGAAGATGACTTGATAATATTCAATGGGTACTGTAAGGAGTATATTTGCGAGGTAATTTATAACTGTGGATTTTTTGTTGCTTTAGTTAGGTCGGAGCCTTGGATAACTGAATTAAAGGTGAAAATTATTTAAACAGAATATGAAGGTGAAAATTCCAGCTGCTCTTCGTGAGCAGGTTTGGTTGGCTTTTTGCGGGGACAGGTTGTTCAAGCACAAGTGTCTCGTGACGTGGTGTGAGAACGTTATGACCCCCTTTATTTTCGAGGTTGGTCATAACGTGCCCGAGAGCAAGGGAGGGGCGACCGACATGTCGAACCTGCGACCCATCTGCAGCAAGTGTAATAGGTCCATGGGTGACGAATACACCATCGATGAATTTTCTAATTTATCCAGACCCAGTCCTCACTTGTGGGAGTGTTTTAGACTTAGAGAATCTAAAGCTTAG